GTAGTAGGCGAGAGCATGAAACCTTATGTATGCCAGGTAGACCAGATGATCATGGGAATTGATCAGATTCGCCAGACCGATCTCAGCAGAAGACAGGGACCAACCACAATGCAGCCGAAACAGCAGAGAGTAAAAACCATTGCAGAACAGGCAAATATCCATCAGGATCGTCTGTTTGCGGAAAGCTACTTCAAAGCCGGCGCATGGAAGAATGAACTTGAAGGAGTAGACAATACCTCTCCGAGCACAAACCAGTTCATTAAATTCAGCAATGCAAACTCTGATCCTATTGCATTTATCGATAGCGAGAAGACAAGCATGAATCAGCAGACAGGACGCATGCCGAACCGCCTTGGTCTTGGTATTAATGTATTTAATGCTCTGAAAGTACATCCGGGCATCCTCGAAAGGGTTAAATACGGTGGAAGCACCGCAAATCCGGCATCTGTAACAGAGAATGTGCTTGCGCAGTTGTTTGGAGTAGAAAAGATCGTGGTGCTTAAATCCATCATGAACAATGCCGGCATGGGAGAAGATGAAAACATGCAGTACATCGGAGATCCGGATGCATTCCTTCTTGCCTATGCCACAAACGCACCGAGCATTGATGAACCGTCTGCCGGCTACATTTTTACATGGGATATGCTTGGAAATGGACAGATACTTCCGATTCTGAACTATCTTGGCGAGAATGGAACACATACAGAATACGTGGAAGGACTTATGGCAACAGATATGCATAAGACATCCGATGATCTGGCGAGATTCTACAAATCTGCAGTCTAAGGAGGTGCCATATGAAGCTTGTTGCAAATAAACCATGCACTCTGAGCGGAAAACGATACTTCATCGGAGAGGAAATCCCGGTCGAAGCAGTCGCTGATCCGGTAGCTCTTGAAAAAATGGGAGTGCTGACTGTGATTCGTGACGGTATTCCGGTTGAAACACTTGAGGAATGCGTGGCATCAGTCGGAGAAGTATTCTTCAAAATCGAAATCGTAAAAGGAGATAAGGGCTTCGATTTGGACGTTACAGAGCCTCAGCTTCAGGAAGCAGTAAAAACTATGCAGATGAACCAGAAGGATGCTGTAGCTCATATTAGAGACACTGTAGAGGATAATACAGTGCTTATCTTTCTGAATGCAGTAGATTCGAGAACTGCTGTAAAGAAAGAAGCTGAAACTAAGGCGAAGAGCCTTGGAGAACTGGAGGAAAGCGCAGGTGATGCCTGATGCCTGGAACATATCAGTACGAACCGGGGAATATTGCTGAATACGGAAAAGACCGTATGCGTTTTGAACTCGGAGATGTAATGGTCGAGGGAAAAGAAAAGACTTGTGCGCTCTGCGATGAGGAATACAATGCGGTGATTCCGGAAAAGGTTCCGACGGCGAGACAATGGAAAAAAGCAAAACTTCGTTGCCTTGAAAGCATTATGCGGAAGTTTGCATTTGAACCCGATACAAAGGTTGGCCCACTCTCCTTATCCATGGGGGAGCGGGCCAAACTATGGAAAGAGATGTATGAGGATCTGAAAAAAGACTTGAAAGCCAGTGCAGCTTCGGCCGAAGCAATTCTTCCGTTGGCAGAAAATCCAGAAACAGGGCGGATAACACCGCCTTATTTTTATGCCGGAATGATGTCACATGAGGAAACAGAGGGGGAAGATATATGATGTTCGGAAACATAATGTACCTTCGTCCGGGAAATCTCTGGAAGAGCTTCCGAGTATTGAAGATGCATGTGGACAATGTAGATGGATATGCAAAGAACTCATATGAGGATACGGGAACTATAGTGGATGGAATTCTTGCACAGGCGACTTCGAATGAGAGGGAGCTGACAAAACACCTATGGGACCAGAAACTGCATTCCCTGACGCATACCCTTGTGGTATCTGGAAGATGTGATCTCAAAAAGTCAGATATTCTTGCATACGAGGAAAAAGCATATTTAGTTCTTGCTGTTGATAATGCCGGAGACCTTGGGGTTGCCGGCGTTGCTTATCTTGAAGAAAGGAATGATCTGAAATGAGTCCGGAGGCAGCAGCGGCAGCTGTACAGGAAGAAGTAAAGAACCGCGTAGAGCAAACCAAACGACAGGTTGATGCAAAGATGATGCAGGGTGCCAATGAACTCAGGAACGCCGCTCTTACGGTGTTGGCCAATCCAAGTCCTTCAGCTCCCGGAAGTCCACCGGGTGTAAGGAGCGGAAACTTGAGAAGAAACTGGAATATGTACAGTTCTGGCGGTGGAGGAAATGGCATATTCGGAATCCAATCTGGAATGCACTACTCGGGATACCCGGAACATGGAACAAGCAAAATGGCAGCCCGTCCTTATGTTGAAAAAATCAAAGAAACTGCAATGCCGGAGATTCTGGCATTGTTCTCGGAGTTAGGAGGGTAAATGTTACTGACTGAAGAAACAAAGAAAGTTATAAATCTTGCTGAAATCGGAAGAGGATCTCTTATCTCGGCAAAAAATAAAACCTGGGATAAAGCGCAGTCTGGAATAGTAACAGAAGTGACTGCTGACACCATCACAGTTTTATTCCTTCCGGAAACACAGAATATCCAGAATCATTTCGCAATCCAGGCTGAGGCTATTGAAAAAGGAATGTGGACTATCAGATATTCTTCTGACGGAATGGAAACGGTGAACGTATATGAGGGGAGTGTAGAAAATGGATCTGAATCAGTTACTGTATAGAAGATTATCTCAGGACAACCTTCTGAACGGAACTCTGTCCAAGTACGCAGATAAGCCGGCCATCTTTAACACAGAGTTTCCTCCTGATCAGCAGGAGGGATGGAATGGGAAAAGCCAGTATCCGAGGATTTCTTATGTCTTCAACAAACAGGTGGATACAAAGCGGTCTTCATCTGGCCAGCTTACTGTCGCATTGTACGACATCATGGATCCGCTTGAAGTAGAGAAGATGGAAGTTGCTATCAGGAATTGTCTTCAGGACGTGGTGATGAAACCGGAAGGGGAGGCGCCTATGTGCTTTGCATGGGCCAGAAGCGAACCTTACATCCTGGAAGGAAACGCAGTGCTGTGCAAAGAAATTGCGTTCGATATTCTGGAATACCCCGCACAGGAAACTACGGATCCAGATCCTGTTATGGCGTTGAACAGGTATATTAAGAAGCTTTTCCCGGAATGCATAGTTTTTGGAATTGATGAGTTATCAGAATACACCATTCCGGCAGATACTCCTGTTTTCTATTCTGGACTGAAATCAATTGACAGCACAGATGGTCATTGCAGGAGTAGCCTGTCGTGGTTCAATGCAGTTATTTCGGTGCATCTCCTGTGCCCGAAACCGTCATTGCGGTTGAAGATGATGGCCGCACTTCACCAGAGCTTAGCGAAGGATGAAGAGATCATCATGTTTGATGATTCCCCAATGGTCGTGAAAGCTCTGAAAATGAACAACAATGCTGATTACCTTAGAGAGGGGCAGATGTCTCTGACAGGGTATTACGCGTGCTTAAAAGACGCATTTAAGCAGCCTGGTATATCAGGCGTAACAATCAACGATCTTGCATGAAAGGAGTAAGCAATGGCAGAAAAAGATATCAAGAAGACACCGGCTGCGACACAAACAGTACAGCCGTCCGCTGACAAGTACACCATCCAGGAACTTGAAAATGCAAGCACAAAAGTATTTGGAGTTCCTCGCGAATGTGCAGTAGCAGCCTTCAAAGGCTGCAAAAAAACAGAAATGACTGTTGCAGAAGCGAAACAGATCATTGATAGATTCATGAAAAAGGAGGTCAAATAAATGGCAGGTTATTTTTCTCTTGGAGAAAACAAAATCCGTCCCGGTGCATACTTCAATGTACAGAAAAGAGGGGACGAAACAAACTTTGGAGCAATTGATGGTGTTGTAGCAGTGCTTTTCAAGTCTTCGATCGGACCACTTGGAAAAGCTACAGTTCTTCCGGCATCTGAAGGATATGAAAATACCTTTGGTACTGGAGGCACCACAGATGCATTAAGAGAAGCGTTCTATGGAGGCGCTGTCAAACTTATCGCTGTTCGAGTAGGAAACGGTGGTACGGTTGGCAGCGCCTCTCTTGCTTGTGCAACAGGCAAGGCAAAGCTTTCAACAAAATATCCAAGCGGTGCAAAATTTACAGCAACAATCAGAGAGAAGCTTGGCGATTCCTCAAAGAAGGAGTGCATCGTATATCTGGATGGCTCTGAGTTCGAAAAGGTAACATTTGCAGCAGGAGCAGAAGAAGCTACTGCGCTGAAAGAAGCATTTGCTTCCTCAAAGAACTTTGTAGTCGATATTACTGATGCATCAGGAGCCGTTACAGCGGTTAGCCAGTCAGCTTTCGCAGATGGCGCAGATCCGACAGTAACAAACGCAGACTACAGTGCCGGATTAAAGGAAGTGGAGAAATATTACTTCAACACCATTTGTGTTGATACAGAAGACGCCGCTGTCCATGCATTGGTAGCGGCATTTCTTGACCGAATTTATCTGGCTGGCTCTTTTGGAATGGCAATTGTCACTCCAAAACCTTCCTCTTCACTGGAAGATAGGATGACATCCATCTCCAGCTTCGATACCGAAAACGTAATCGCGCCGCTGAATGCGAATGCCAATGCCGGCAATGAAGAGCTGAAAGGATATCAGGTGGCTGCGTATATTGCGGGTGTTGTAGCCGCTACTCCTGCGAACCAGTCCGTTACACACGCTACTCTTAGCAGATACAGCGTTCTGAATGAAATCCTTACAAATACAGAGATGGAAGTAGCTGAAGAAAAAGGCTGCCTGGTCCTCTCTACGGCTTCTGATGGGGCTGTATGGCTTGACAATGGTGTTAATACCTTGGTTCATCCGGATGCCAACCACGACAGCGGATGGAAGAAAATCCGTAGAACAAAGACCCGTTATGAACTTCTGAACAGAGCAAATGCAGCAGCTGACGCACTGGTTGGAAAGGTTGATAACGATACAAACGGAAGAGCCACTATCATGGCAGCTATCCAGGGTATCTGCAATGCCATGGAGGCAGAAGGAAAGATCCAGTACGGCAATGTAACTGAATCTACAACTGTTACTACTGATGGAGACACCTGTGGATTTGATATCGAAGTGATCGATCTGGATTCTGCAGAGCACATCTATCTGAATTACTACTTCCAGTTCAGCACTATTGTTGCTGCATCTGGAGAATAAGAAAAGGGGGAATAAATAATGCTGAATAAGAGTGCGGCTACTGATGCCAGACACAGCAGATCCGGCAAAGATGCGATGCTTTATAACTCTGCTGGAAAACCATTTGCACAGGTTGAAAGTTTCACTACTAAAGGTTCATTTAATAACTACAAATATGCGCCTCTTGGCCAGAACAGAGAGCTTGAGGTTAATGGAACCGTAGGAGTTACCGTAAACATTTCCGAAATCGTAGTTCTTGATGGTGAGCTGTTTAATGCGGTTATCAATGCTATTGCAAACGGAGAATCTCCTGTTCTGATGTTTACAGGAGTTATCGAAGGAAGAAATGGATCACAGGAACGTGTGACCTACAGAGAGTGTATCCTTTCCGGAGACAGCGATATCCAGAACGTAGCTACAGGCGATGTGCTGAAAAGATCTTTTGCCCTGCACTGCAATGGCAAGGTTGAGAATAAGAGCAAACTGACAATCTGATTTCTATTAAGAGGGGCTGGGCATCAGCCCCTCGTTTTTAACAGGAGGAAAAGAAATGGCAAATAAAGACTTTATGGATCCGGAATTAACTGAGGAAGAGAAAAGAGAAACTATCCTTGCAAACGAGGATGATTATCTGGAAGGATTATTGGCAGCTGCTGATAATGCAGCAAATGATACAAAGAAGATCGAGATCATTCGTAACGAACGGAAGTATTTCTCCTTCAGCATTCATTCGCTGACTGATGAAATGTTAAAAGATATTCGAAAAAAATACACAAAATATACAAAGAATCGCCGCCAGGGCATCCGGGTTGCGGACGAACTGGATATGCCAAAGTACAGGGCTTCCGTGATCTACAACTCTACTACGGAAGAAGACAAGGCCAAACTGTGGGATAATCCTGATGTCAAAAAGGGCCTGGAAGCAAAAGGCATCTGTATTATCAATGCTCTCGATGTAATTGACGCTGTTCTCCTTCCGGGAGAAAAAGACCGCATTATGGAGATTATTGATGATGTTAATGGTTTCAATAATGAAGAAGTGAAGGCTGAAACTGCAAAAAACTGATTATGGCCGGTGGAAAGTCAACATTGCTCCACCACATATTTCAACGCCAAGGTTTATTGCCGAGTGAAGTAATGAGTTTGCCCTCTGGAGAGAGGGCTTTTCTTTTTGCTTCAACCAGGCTATGGATCGAGGCGAATACGAAAAAGGGGTGACATGGTAAATGGGAGAAACAATTAGAATTGAAATTCCTGTATCTGTGAATGATAATACAGACCCTGGCCTATCAAATATCACGAATAAGATGAACACCCTGGCCACTGCCGCCCAGAAGGTAAATCGGATCCTCTCATCTGGATTCAAAACCAGAGGGATTGAACAAACAGCAGAGAGAGTGGAACGAACGCTTGGACGTGAGCACTCTATTGAAGTTTCAGCAGATGACAATGCCACTCCGGTTCTTTCAAGAGTCGAAGATGCAGCTGAAAGAGTAGGAGGAATTTCAGCAGATATTGAGATAGGAGCAAACGACAATGCTACTGCCGAAATATCTGGTGCCGAGGATGCAGCAGTAACCCTTGACGGAGCAAGTGCTGACGTAGAACTGGGGGCGGATGATAATGCCACCGGGGTGGTAAATAGTGTTGGAGATTCACTGTCTGTTCTAAACGGAAATGAAGCGGTAGTAGAGCTTACTGCGGACGACAATGCTACGATGCAAATTATGGATGTGGAGGATGCTTTAGCCGCCTTGAATGGTGAAGTGGCTGTGGCCTCAGTGGAAGCTGACGATACAGCCACGCAGATAATTCGAAGCGCTGAAGATGCAGTGGCCACATTCGATGGAACTTCCGGGACAGCGGAACTGGGTGCAGATGATAATGCAAGTCCGATCATCGATGATGTGATGGATAAAGCATCAGCCTGGGACGGAAGCGTATTTACGGCAACTATGAGTATAGTAGATGCCGCTACTGCCCCAATGGGAACGGTTTTAAATGCTGCAAAGAATCCAATAGCACAGGGCGCAACGTTCCTTGGAGTGAGCGCAGGACTGGCTGATACTGTGAATACATACAAAGGGTTTGAGAGTATGATGTCACAGGTTCAGGCTATATCTGGTGCTACAGGAAAAGAATTTGATGATCTGACCGCAAAAGCACAGGAAATGGGTGCAACTACGAAGTTTACCGCTACTGAAGCAGCTCAGGCATTTAATTACATGGCTATGGCAGGCTGGAAACCAGAGCAAATGACTGCTGGTATATCCGGTATTATGAGTCTGGCAGCAGCTTCCGGCGAAGATCTAGCAAGCACCTCGGATATTGTTACGGATGCTTTGACAGCTTTTGGACTGAAAGCAAGAGATGCCGGGCATTTCTCGGATGTCCTTGCAAAGGCGTCCGCTAGTTCGAATACAAACGTAGGCATGCTGGGTGAATCATTCAAATATGTTGCTCCGGTAGCAGGAGCCATGAAATATAGCGTCGAAGATACTTCTTTGGCATTAGGACTTATGGCTAACAGTTCAATTAAAGGAAGCATGGCCGGTACAGCCTTAAAGACGTCCCTGGCTAACATGGCAGCACCAACTAACAGCATGGCAGAGGCTATGGACAAATATGGTATTAGCCTGACCGACGGCTCAGGAAACATGAAAACACTGAAAGG